GGAATGTTCACCCATGTTGACCCGTCATAATGCCACAACGAATTAGAATCCGAAAGATAAGTAACCATGCCCTCAGACGGTGACGCAATACCAGCTGTACGCGTTGCCGCCGACGCAAACACCATCGTCACCTGATCAGCCAAATACCCGTTCAAATCAACAGCCGTCAAAACATCATCAGTTGCCCATATTTTGTTGCCCAAGCCTGCCATTTTTTCTCCTTAGAATCCAAGCGCGTTCACATCAAGAATACCAAAACCAACATCATCCAAAACTAGGAACGAATACTGCAACGAACCAACACCAAAAGTCACCTGATGGTTACCCGGCTTCACATCATGATTAATCGAAATGACCTGACCAAAACGGGAAATCGCTGAACCAATCTGATTAGGCGTGAAAGTAATGTCAATAATGTCACCAAGCTCAATAGCCAACACATCAACAAGCTGTGACCCATCCAACCCATCCAACACAACAACAATAGATTCAAAACGGTACTCAGGTTCCGCATACTTGTTCACCCAAAATTGTGCAATGTTCTCTGTTGCAGTAAAAGTGTTCAAAAGGGTGCCAACGCTCGTAGAAGCAATCCCATACTTGTCTTGAGACACCGTGTTATTAGCAACAGCGGTGCCAGCCGGAGAAGTGGACTCAACCTGATTAAAAAGAAGGTCGGTTCCATAGTTGACCGAGGCCGCCGAATAAGGCACACCCGAACCATCATCACTAAACGACGCAACAACACCAGCCGAAGTAATCGTCTTATTGCCGTTAATAAAGTTTACAAACCCGTTTTTGCCAACAAAAAGTTGACCCTGCTCAGAAGCCTCAACCTGAATCAGATAATCCAACACGCCACCATCAAAAACATCTGCGCCAACAGTCTGCGCGCCCGTCTCAATGTTCCGATCCGTCAAAGGCCAAGCCACAGTTGGCTGTGACAAAACCGCGTTGACCCGTTCACCCGTCGTTTGCGGTGTCGCGGTGCCAGCAGTCAACGACTGTTGGGCAAACAAAGTAAAAGCGTCAGCCGCCTTGATAGAGGCTTTGGACTCACCAGAGGTGGAATAGTCAAAATCCCAATCCTCAATGACACCCGTGAACTGAACAACGCCACCAGTAATGAGACGAATTGCGCGGCGCGGGATAATGTTGCCCGCATAAGGGCTGGAGTCGTTTAGCGGGTCAAACAAACGGGTCTCATTGTTTAGCGTCACCGACAACTGACCAGCCGAAAACCTGTCCAGCTCACGGTTGCGCCCACGCTTCACAGAAGCCGACACAACCGAATCAGTAATATCAATCCAAATAGGGCCAGCCACACGGTAAGTTGCGCCACCCACCACGCCTCGCACCGGATCGCCAACACGAAAATATGGCGCATCACCAGTTGTCAGAAGAAACGAAACCTCAATAGAAGTTGCGACAGTCATCATGCACCCGCAAAGACAGCACCCGAAGTGCGCTCATACTTCTTAATCGAGTTCACAATAATTTCACCAATAGACGCGTCAGCCTTCAAAGTTGAAATGTTTATATTGTAGACAGCACCGCCACCACCGTTGCCCATCATCTTGCCCAAACGGTCAAGCGGAATAACAGCCTCAGCCTGCCCACCCTCACCAATCGTCGCCATCGTTCCACCAGGTCGCGGCAACACAATACCGCCCGTCGCCAACTTCACGCCGCCATTGCCGTCAATCGTTTTGAAATTAACACGACCAACAGGTTTGCTTGACTGCAAGCCCCAAAGCTGGTTCCACCAGTCAATTACCTGACTAATACTCCTAGCAAGTCCCTCAAATGCGCCCTTTGCGCTTTCAATAGGGTTAATGATTTTTGTCAGAATATCAGCGTCAGCAAGACGCTTCCATATTTCCTTGACCACTTCAATCGCAATACCCAGAATGGTAATAAGAATTTGTAAAGGAATGAAAATAATTTCAAGATATTTTTTAAAATCTTGTAATTCTGTGCTTGAGCCATTAAAAGCATCATTCAAAAGGCCAATAAACCCGGTAATCCCAGGCAAAATTGCAATTAGCGCAGGAATAGCAACTTCTGCCAAATTCAATAATTGCGGCATTAATTCTTTGACACTAGGCAACATGTCAACAAAAGACTGACCAAGATCAGCCATAAGTTGTTCAAATTCAGGGTCAGCTACCATAGCCGCCAAAGCAGAACCAATTAGCGGCGCAAGTAGTTCGAGAGTTGGCATTAAAGCGGTGCCAACAGTCTCCTGAAAGTTAGTCCACATCTGATTGATACGGTCAAGAGGTGATGCGGCAGCCTCAGCCATGCCCTCATATTTGTCGCCAAGTTGCTCAATCAAATAAGTCTGAGCACCAACCAAATCATTGTTGTCAAGTAAGGCTTTGTAAGTTTCTTTCTGTTGATCGCTAAAAACAACGCCCGACCGCACGAGTTTATTCATTGCCGTTTCTTCATCGCCAGCAATTTTGATAAATGCCAAACCAATGGTTTCAATGTCTTTGCCTGTACCGGCAGCAACATCGGCGGTCACTCGTGCAAGATTCTTGATACCCTCAGTGCCGAGCCCAACAAGCTCGGGCACAGCCATCCATGTTTTTTCAATAGACAACAAAACTTCATCATCAATGCCGGTGAGTTCACCAAGTTGTTGCGCGTGTTCTTTCAGCGCGTCAGTAGCTTTTTTAATATCAGCTTCAGTTGACCCAAATACACCCGAGTTTTTTGCGGCCTGCTCAAGGGCTTTGCTAACTTTCCAAGACTCATCAGCAGCCTTAAGCGATGAGACTGTAAAAATGCCAACACTTACAGCGGCAGCGGCAAACGCACCAGCAACAAGCGCGCCAGCATTAGTTGCCAAACCGCCAAGACGGTCAAGGCCGGTTTGTGCCTGTAAAATTCCGGTTGAATCGAACTTTGAAACAATGGGCAAACGTAATGGCATTAGATATTCTCCAACTCAACATTGACGCGGTTAGTCCACTTCTCAAGCAAACTTTCTGCCAAATTGTAAATGCTCACCTTGTAGGGCATGAAGGCTTTGTAAACATAACGCCCACCCTTTTGCCAACCTGAAACACGAACGTTTAGCATCCCAATAAACCATGCACCACGCGCGTCTGAACCATTCGGGTTTTTTGATCCGGCAAATTCTGAAATATACATACCGCGTGAAGTACGCCCGGCATCCATGTTGATTGTTACAAGGTCACCCCAACCAAAGCGTGACCGACCAGGGCGCGTTGAAATGCTCGCTTTGACTGGCCCCCATTTTGTTGCCCCATTATGGTTAGTCATACCCGACAAAGGCGCACCATTAGCGTTTGCGCTTGCCGAAATCTGTTGGGCGGTGCCGCCAATTCCAGAACGCATAGAACGCCCCAAATCGTTTAACAGTTCCTTATCAACCCGGCGAAGGACACGCGCGACACGAGCCATATCACGGGCATCAACCTCAGCGCGAACCGAAACAACCATGAGGCAAGTCTACTGACCGCCCTCAGCGCGTGAGCGTGACACAGCGACAAGATAGCGTTGCATAGTCCACAACATCCGCGGATCAAGATCCATCAGCTCACGCGGCGAAATCTTAAACTCGTATGAAAGCTGTGCGAGCGACCAGTGTAACGAATAAGCCCCGAGGGGCATTATTTTTTTGAGTTGCCTTCTTTAACAAGTTGGATAGTTTCAACCCACGGCTCGAACTCAAGTTCAGTAGCCTTAGTGCGCTTCTCAACCGAATAAGCCAGAAAGAAAAGGTGCGTCAGCTTAGGCGTAGCCAAGCCCGCAATGCTCATATCAAAGTGAGCCTCGAAGCGCATCAAATCAACAGCGACAGCACTAACCGTTTTGGCAGTGCCATCGCTGAAGATAATTTCAAGGTTGATAGGTTCCATGAAACCTATCTTACAGCTTTAAGCTGTGGCGCGTGCCATCGGGCCCGCAAAAGCCCAAGTGGTGCTGAATGTGAGCAAATCACCAATGCTGCCCGCGACGGGAGAATAAGCACTGACCACGGCTGAAATCGTATAACGGGGGTTTGTTGCAGAAACCGCGGTTCCATTAGGCATAACCGTGACAGTTCCAACCGATCCGAACGCCGACGAAAGAACCGAGTCAACCGATGAGGCAGCAAAGTCTTGGTGCCAGTCAATCTGAATCGAACCATCCTTCAGTCCGGCAACGCGTGAACGCCAGCCAGTGCCGCCAAAGGCAGTGGTTTCGATTTCGTCTGCCGAGGTGTCGAGCGTCACGGCGGCGATGTGGTCACTCAAGTCGGTTCCGTTTACGGTCACGACAGCGTTAGTGAAAACCTGCTTGGGCATATTTTGTTTCTCCTAATATCCGTAAACGGTGACAGTGAAATCTGCCGCCAAATAAGTTATATCCCCAATGGTAACCGAGCCGACATTAGTCATGCCCTCAACACGACAATCAAACGCAGATTGGCTTAGCTGGCGGTCAGACTCAATAGCCGCCTTGATTGACCCCGCACCCGGTGAAATGTATGCGTCAAGGGTTCGCTGTGCAGTGCGCTCACTCACACGCCCCACAATCACAGTGACCATGAAAGAATATGTGGTCAGGCCGCCCTGCAAGGCCCCGTCATAATCAACCGTGGTGAGCGACACCACCGCAATAGGTGGGTTCACCTGATCCGGGATAGTTTCGGCAACCCGTAGCCCACGAATCGTGGCAAGGTTCTTACCCAACCCGGCACGAATGAGCGCAATGCTCATGCAATGCTCACCTTCTGGTACGGCGCAAGCAACGCCTGAATGTCTGAGTCGATTCGGCTAATGCGGATGACTCCCAAATCTCCCATGCCCAAAACGCCCGTTGGGCTATCAAAACGCTTAAACAAACGCTGAGAAAGAATGACACAAGCGAGGCGCACATCAACCGGCACCGCCGACCACCCAAACACGCCAGCAATCTGCACCGTCACATTAGGCATGATGGGAAAAGTGAAATTGCCGATAGCCCGCACACGAGTGTACGGCTGAGTAAGTCCGCCCACAATGCCATTCGTCGGTTCGAGCTGGTAGTCGGCTGCGCCCCAAGTCGTATCCCACGCCGTCTGAGCCGTTGTCTTAAGCGTGGTCAAAGAAATGAGGTCGTCAATCTCGAGCAAAAAGTTGCTGTCACAACGGTAAGTGCGCGTTGCCGTAGTTGGATAAAACACGCGCTGGCAGTACGAGTCAATTTCCCGCGAAGCCGCCTCAATGCTCATTTCAATCAGGCTGTCATCAACGGCATCAGTGATCCGCAGAGCGTCTTTCACTTGCTGCAAAGTTGCATACCCGTTTGTAATCATAAGGCTAGTTTAGGCGTGCCTTGAGTTGTGTGGTGCTAATCCCCACCGTATACGGCAAAAAGACTAAAGCAATGTTGCGCCGTTCCAAATACTCGCGCGTCAACCCCGTCTGCTTCAAATAGTCTTTGCCCAACCAGTCAGAACCAACCACCAGCAAGTCAGGCTTCACCTCGTCAATCAACACTTTGCAATCCTCATTGCCCTTATTGATTAGCACATCATCAACCCACCGGATAGCCCGCAACATTTCAAGGCGTTCCACCAGCGA